ACCCCGCCGATCGAGAATAAGACGAAGTTCTCTCTAGCATTGGTGGCGACGTCACTATTGAACTTAAAGTCGCCATCAAGATCGGCTTTTGTGGCCCGTTTTACAGCTACATACCCAGATCGCCCACCGGCGTCACGGTTGTATTGGAAATCCCATCCAGCAGGAGGTCTTGCTTTGGTGTCTCCAAACTGTGAAGCATAGAATACAACTATAAGGTCTCCGATCTCAGCACCCGTACTTCGTAGCGAAGTAGTACCAAAACCATTAGCCTCAGATCCGCTACCAGTAGCTATATGGACATGCAATCCTGGCTTAGGCGTCTCATAGACGTTGAAGTTATGGATAGTAATGTCTTGAGCCGTACCCGGAACCGCAATGGATGGCGTCCACATTGGATAGGCGTTATTTGGAAGTTCGAAGTCGAACTTGATCGCCGCATTAGTACCGCCCCGGATATTCCAGGTAGTAATGAAGTCCTGTTTATCAGTCTTCTGCTTACCTGCCTGGAACCAGTTCGCTCTCATGGCGAGCTGGGTATCTCTATCCGCCGTATACGTGATCTCAACAGTCCACTTACGATCACCAACGGTGTAGGCAGCACTCTCGAATGGTGTCGAGCTAGATCCCTTTCGAATCAGTCGACCATCCCCTACTCGGGCGCCATTACCTCCCCACCAGGAACCAATTACTGGGAATACGCTAGCCATTACTTGGCCCGCCTAACAATCACCGTCCCGGACGGAGTCCCAGCAGGCACCGGGTCATCAGGTCCGAGGACAATCATCTTCGGAACCTCGGGAATCTTGAGGTTGTCGACCTTCAGCTTGAGCTTCAGATAACCCTTGAGCCACGGAATAATCAGCTCTCGGATCTCAGCGCCCGGAGGGTTCTCGTACGGGTTACCAACCGGGTGCCACTGACCACCATTTTGAGGATCCTCAATAAGGAAGCCGTCTGTGACGTAGAGGTGGCTGATCGCGAGGTTGTCCGCCTTGTCAAAGACCTTCTGATAGTTGGCCGGAGTCACCGAGTGAACCACTGCCCACCATCGAGTGGACGGATACGCCTTCATATGGTCTGGAAGGATCGGCGAAGTCGGATTCTCCTCGAGGAACTTCGTGGCCGTTCCCTCGAACATCATACAGACGTCAAAGTCCAGATCACACACCTCCTGAGAGATGTTGGATCCGGTATTGATCGCGATAACGAAGTCCAGGCCATTCTCACGGCGGATTGTATCAATCAGATCCTTGTACCAGGGAAGCCGATCCTTTCGAGCATCCCAGCCATTGATGACCTCGTCGAGGAAAACTCCCTGAACCAGGTCGCCATACCAGTGCTTAGCCCGCTTCAGCTGCTCAAGGATGTACTCCTTGGTAAACTTAGCCGCATTGGGAATGCCTCGGTTATCCTCAGCGTCTGGGTTAATGGCCGCTCCGTACTGGGTCTTGATATAGAACAAGACCTTCTTCGCTCCGGCACCCAGAGCAAGTTCGCCCTGCTTCTGGAAGTCTACCTCCTGTGCCTCCCAGTCACCGCTGTTACGGTTAAGGATGACATATCCGAGGTTGTCCCGGAACTTCAGAGTCTGTGCCCACTTGGAGAACTGCCCAGGCTTTCCATCCTGGTAGTAGTCAGGCCAGTAGTAGGTTACCGGGGAGTAGTACCGCGCACCGTTCTTGAACGGGTTGGTCTGTCGGAGTGCGTCTTCGACGTCAGCCTTCTCGCCGTATGTCTTGGCTGCCTCGTCCTTGGTGAGGTATCGGTCGAGCTGAGGCGTCACCGCATCCTGACCGGCAGGGCCACGCTCTCCAGCAGGTCCGGGAGGACCCTGGGGACCAGGAGGTCCAGCAGGACCGGCCGAGCCATTCTCACCCTTAGGTCCAGGAGGTCCGGCGGGGCCCGCGTCACCCTTGGGGCCGGGAACAGGGGTCCCTCCAGCTCCGCCACCAGCAGGTCCAGGGGGGCCTTGAAGTCCCCTAGGGCCTTCTGGTCCGGCAGGTCCACGTTCCCCAGCATCGCCCTTAGGCCCGGGAGGTCCGGCGGGACCAGCATCACCCTTGGGTCCTCGAGGGCCGATTGGGCCAGGCGAACCAGCCCCACCACCGCCTCCGCCGCCAAAGGGAAGAGGCGAAATCTCGGTAGTGGGGTCGACGGTTATGATGTCGATAGTCTCACCCTGAGAGAGGACCACGTGCTTGACGAGGTCACACTCTGGGGAGTCGACGTAGATGGTATGGGTCCAGGAACCGGAGGGGCTAACCCCGGCGCCTGGAGCCAGCACCTCGACATTAACAGCGCCAGCTTGGTCTGTCCGAACCACGATCTCGCGCATGGATACTGCGGCACCGTCCACGGTAGCCGTAGCACCCTTTACGTCAGGAATGATCCGGACAGTAGCCCGACCATTCTCTCCTCCGGGGATAGTCCCCGTTAAAGTACAGTATGGCGCTGCCATTTTGAGCCTCCTACGGCTGTTCGCCCCTGTCGAGCAGGGAGTTCACCTTGGTGTTTGTCTCGGCGCCGTAGACGCCATCGACCTCTGCGCCGACTGCAGCCTGGACGGCCTCGACGGTTGAGTCGTGAGCCTGCTCAGAGGCGTCGCCCCAGATTCCATCCTGCTCAGTGCCGACCACGGACTGAGTGAATGCCACGCCGAAGGGGAAGGTCTTCCCACCCCAGTTGGAAGCTGCAGCCAGAGCGTAGCAGCGAGAGCGAGTGTTCGGTCCGGCGACATTGTCGGGGGTTGCACGAACGGCACGCTGGAGAGCACGGATGTCGGCGGGACCAGCGGGAGCAGTGTTACTGGGAGAGTCGGTGTACGCAGGGCGAATCACATAAGCGATCGACTGATTGCGGACACGCCGCCAAACACCGTTCCCAGCAGACTGAGAGCCATAGCTACCAGACGAGGTGTTCCCCTCAATCGTCTGGAGCGTGCCGCCACCGAGGTTCTTCTCGACGAAGCCCACGTGGTCCGTGCCGCCACCGTCCCAGTCGTAGATGACGACATCGCCCGGCTGGGCGTCGTAAACCGATACGAAGTAAGCGTCAGGGTGCTGGCGGACCTTGTTGACGGTGTAGTCAGTGTTAAAGGAGAATCCTCCAATAGCGTCAATCTGCCCGCACTCGTCCAGACACATGCTGACGAAGAGCATGCACCACCAAACAGAGTCGGACGGTCCAGCAAGCCACTGCTGACCAGTTCGAGCTGCCCAGTATCGGCCAGCTTCGGATCCGGGCTGAGGGTCGTCTGGTGCATAGTAACCAATCCTCGCTGCGGCGCGAGCGAGTACCTGATCTGCGACGCTCACTTCATCACCTCAGTAGTCTGGGAGACGTGAATCTCCTTGTCCTCCATGGGATCAGTGCCGATGTGGGCCTGCGGAGCAAGCGCCTCCTCGGGAATGTCTTCGTGACTGATCATTGTTATCCCTTCGAACCAAGCTTCGCTCGCCTGGCTCTGTTGAGTTCCCGGTTCCGTTCTATAATCTCGGACTGGGACATCTTCTTATCGGGCTGATTCTTTTGGTTGCAAACCCGAATGAGTGTGAGTAGTCGGTTGATGTGCCATGTCTCGCACTCGAATGGGATCTGGCAAGCAATCATCCAGTAGTAGATTAGCTCGGAGGATGTATACTCTCCAGATCCAGACTCTCCACCCGTCTCGCGGATGGTTGTTGCGGTCATAGTATCGGCCATATAGGCACTGATACGTTCAACCTCGGATGGGGGGATCCTATCCAGGAGCGACGGATCGTAATCTGCATCAGTGATCATACACTTGATGTAGAGCGCCATCTCATCGGGTGTGATCTTGTCATTACCAATGAGATGCTTATGGGTGATTGACTCCCATTTTGACAGCGCGACCAGGTTGTGCTCCAGGTGTAGGACTCCGCCAGGCATGGAGACAAAGGTGCCTGTCTCCTCATCGAACCCGTCGAGATCCGGGATAGAAACTATAAGCATTGCAGGCACCGAGGGCCCAGGAGTCTAGGTCTCTGAGCCCCCGGTGTGGTATATCAGCCTACGAAGTGCGCCTTGATCTCGTCAGGCAGGAGGAGCTTGGGCTCGGTAGCAGCGCCACCGCCCTGGGCTCCACCGTCAGAACCAAACAGCTTGGCCTCGAGGGTCTTCAGCTTACCGGCGTCGACATCGAGAGACGAGATGGTCAGCAGGGAGGTCGGCTTAGCGCCGCTCACCGTGACAGGGGTGGTAGACAGCTCCCAGGAGAAGGAAATCGCCTCGGGAGAGTCGTTGACTGTCTTGTAGCCCTTCTCGGAAGGAGAAGCCTTGCAGCCGTACAGGACGTGGAGCTTGTAACCCTTGTCCTGGCCCGCCACGTCGTCACCGATCTTGGTGCGGTAGACGAGACCAAAGGCGAGTCGGTCCTGCTGACCGATCTTGACACCCTTGGTGAGCTCAGCAGAGCCATCGCACTTCTCGAACTCGTCGGGATAGGTGTAGGCCTCAATGGTGGCCTTCAGCTTCTCAGCCGAGAGCATAGAGAGGTACAGAATGTTGTCGGCGTAGAGGTCAGTCGCCTCGGCGCCCTCGGGCTTCTCGGAGATGGCGGTGATACCATTCCAAGCAACGCCCTTGCCGTACATCTTCTGGGCCGGGTCGTACACATACAGTGCGCAGTGGTCGACACCAGTCTCAATACGGCGCTCACCAGTCTTGTCCCAGACAAGTGCAGCCATGTTAACTCCTAATAGTAGACGTCGAAGATGTCGTGATAGAGGTTATCCGCTACGAGTCGAGACTCATGGCGGCTGAACAAAAGGTCCTCGATCTTCGTTCGTGTCGGGTCCTCGGGATGCCGGGCAATCAATGTAACCTGGAACCGGTTCGCTTTGATATACTTGAGGTTGTCCGCGTACATCGGATCACCCGGGTGCCGCTCGTATACGATGCACGGATACGAGAGCTTAAGCGACGGGAGTGGTTGATAATAGACCTTGTCCGACCCGAGGATCTCTACCAGCTTCTCATGGAGAGCTAGCCGTCGGTCCATTATACACCCCCGTCAACTCGAGAACCAGACGGGGGAACTTCAGCTCCACATATGAGATCTTCCAAAGTCCCCCCATCCAGCGTACGTACTTGAGGTTCTGGATGTTATCTGTTAAGAACCCATCAGCGATAATGCTGATCTGGTTGCTGAGGTTGATACTCCCCAGAATCTCATCGCTGGCACCAAAGCGACGCGCTTCACGAAACACGTCACCGTAGTACTGCTTCTCGACTATTTTGTCTTCCCAAATTCCCGGCTCGGTCTGGACCTGTGTAGCAAATCCTATCTCACCGAAGAATTTGGCCATCTATCACGGCTCCGCGACGACGTTACCAGTCTCGGTCTTGCGCTCAACGATGATAGCGGACTTCGGGTGAGTCAGCGCACCGGAGAGGCGAGTTTCCAAGAGGTAGTGGTACTGGTTGAAGGAAATGTCGAAGTCCTCGGCAGCGAAGAGCTGCCCACCCTTGTCCGCACCAATGGTGTAATCGGACATGTTGACAATGATGCCGAGGGCGTCGACGGTACCGTTCTTGGTGGAGGCGCGCTGCAGGCCCTTCATGAGCGGGACCTTGACGATCTTCGAGACACCGACGTAGTCAGCCAGCTCGGAGACGCTGCGGAACAGACGGTGACCCATCTTGTCCTTGAGCAGCAGGATCTCGGTGACCATGTGGGGCTCGGCGAACCAGGTGGGGTTGCCCGCGCCGTCGTAGTCGTCCATAGCGCGGACGATGGAGTCCAGGACGTCCTCGGTGGTGGTCTCCTTGGCCAGGATGACACGAGGAGCGTAGAGGCTGTCCTCCTTGTAGATCGGGCGGATGCAGTCCTCCTTGATCTTGTCCTTGGAGGAGGCCTGACGACCATCACCGATGAGGACGGCCCGACCGAGCTCCTCCTCCAGCATGATCTTCATCTCACCACGAATGTAGGAGACGACGTCAAAGTCAGTGATGTCCAGGATGTCATCCCGGTCAAGGCGCTGCTTCTTGTAGATGGTGGTCGGCGAGGTGACACGCTGCAGAAGCGTGAAGACCTCGTCTTCCTTCTTATTGCCCTTAATGTAACCCCGGGCACGGGCCTCGTCGGCCGTGATGTCGGCGAAGCGGGTGCGAATACGGGAGAAGGGGGAGTGCTTAGCAGCGCCGACGACGGAGTTAACCCAATCGGTCTTGCGCTTAATGAACTCCGGCTGATTCCACAGATCCTTGGCCTCCGGGAAGAGAGTCTCGATCTGCTTGATGCCGTAAGCGTCGGCGTGTGCCAGGATGGCCTGCTTCAGGGAGCCGCTGGAGCGAGCGTCCTCGAAGATGGTCTCGACCTGGGCGTGAGTCAGGACGGGGAGCTCCTCGGTGGTAGCGGAGCCCTCAAACACGTTCTTGTGAGCCATAGTATCCTCAGTTGTGTCGGAATGGGCGGTGTCCTCGGCCTCTTCGGTCTCAGACTCCTCCGCCTCTTCATCTACGGAATCGACGAGCTGCCCGACGATGGCATAGACCGCCGTCTTCTGCTCCTCGGTCATTCCATCGAAGATCTCCCCGAGCGTGGGGTCGTCCTCGTCGCCCTCAGCCTCATCGGCCTCCGGCTCCTCCTCAGCGTGCTCGACGTCGTCCGTCTCCTCCGCCTCGAAGTCCTCATCCTCGTCCTCGACGTCATCACCGTGCGAGACGAAGTCCAGCTGTGCATCTGTGTAGATGACAGCCTCGATCTCATCGCCGTCGTCGCCATGCTCGATGGAGACCTGGTCGATGAGGGCACCTGGATTGGCGCCGCGGAGCACCAGGCTCACCTCGACGAGCTCACCGTGGACAACGTCGTTGCCCCGAGCCCGAACGTGAGTGGCGTAGATACTCATCGCCTTGATGTCGCCGTTCTTGACCATCTCTCGAGCGGTCCGGCCACGATCGGTGTTGTTGAGGTGGGCGTAGGCGTAGACGCCGTCCTCGCGAACCTCCAGGTCGGCATGCCCAAGGACGTTCTCAACGTCGCCGTGCTTGTGCTGCCAGACCAGAGGTACAGTCTTCCCGTCGTACGCCGCGAATGCCCCGTGTCGGATGACCTTGTTATCCGAGCACCGAACATCGTTCTTCGTGGCGTAGCCAGAGAAATCGCACTTAACTGCCATTTTGACTACTCTCCATCAGTTCGGAAATTGGTACCTCCGATGCAGGGACTTCGTCGACCGGCTCTTCGCCAGGCGGCTGTTCCTCGCCCATCGGATTGATGTTGGAGTTCACCAACTGGTTTGCCGTCTCGTCTTCAGACTGGGCCCAGCCGAACTTCGGTCGAAGCTCATTGGCCGTACCAATCTCGTTGCGCTTGACGGAGTCGACCAGCTTGGACATCTCCTCCAGCGGGACGTTGAGGAACGGATCCTCGATCGCCATGATCCGCTGACGCTGCGTTCGGGCAGTCTTTGTGAGGAAAGTCCTGGTGATGGCATCCGTGATCGCCTTCAGAACTGGACGAACCGTTCGGTTCTGGTAGTTCAGCATCTGACGGGCATCGGCCTTGCCGGTGAAGACATCCTCAGTCATTCCGAGCTGGTTATACAGCTGAGTGGTGAGCCACTGAATCTGGCTCATGAGGTTGTTCTCGGAAGGTCGGTTCAGCTGAGTGATTCGCTCTGCACCATCGGTGTAAGCGATACCGTACTGAGACCCAGCGAGCTGCTCCTCAATGGCCTTTCGTCGTGCCTCTGCCTGCTGCTTCTTCAGCTCAGTCTTGACGACATACGGAAGCTGAATGATGATGTCCAGCTTACCAGATCCAGACTGCTTGTCAATAGCATCCAACAGGTGGAGCTTCTGCGTCAATCGCTGCAGCGTTGAGTTTGGAGCATTCATAACGCTGTACAGAGGATTCTGTACAACAGCAACAAACTCCTTTTCGAGAGTCAGCTGTTCTCGCTGTCCAGTCTGGTCGTTGTAGACCTCAACTCGAACGTGGCGAGGATACCAGTTCAGGATTGTGCCGACTCGCATAGACTTGATGTCGTAGCCCTGAGTCAGGTCTGGACTGACATCTGTGTCTACAGGAACAATCGCCACAGCGCCCTCTTCGAAGAGCGTGAGTACCAAATCCTGGAAGAACCCCTGACCGGTCTGGTCAATGTTGGCGCTCAGAGACAGGCAGTCGTCAAGATAACTACGGTAGTAGCTCTTGAGGTTGCCGTTATCGTCAGTCTTGACATGTCGAATCGGAACATTCGATACGTCGATAGCAATCTGGTTATAGATGCTCGTGACGATTGTCTGGTCGCCGACGACAGGACGGTAATTCAGGTTTGGATTACCAAACGTCCATGACCCATACTCCGGCGTGAAGTTCTTCTTGTCCGGGGATTTTGAAAACGCATTCCATGCGTGAGCTAGTCGATCACTAAGACCCATTTCACCTCCTCGCTCATTCGAATGCCTCCTTGTTGATCTTGTATGCCACGAAGGCATCCATCAGAGCAGCCACTGAGTCGATCTTCTCTTCCGAGCGTTTCTTCAGTAGCTTCCGGTTTCCGTTGGTGTCCTCAAGAGTGACGCAGTTACCCATGGTAAAAGACATGAGTTCCTGGTCGAAGATGAGAAGTCGCTCAGAGGCCAGCTTCTTCAGTTCCCCGAGGGGGACCGATTCTGTTCTAGCTCCCTGAATAACCTTCTCGATACCATACGGTCCGTTCTCCTGCTCCCACCTAGTTACGAACTCCTTGGCGTTGTATGGGTCAAACCCAAACGCCGAGACGTCGTACTTCTGTTCGTCGATGTATTGGTCCAGATCTTCGTAGACCTCCATCATGTCCAAGACGGTACCCTCCATGACTCGGAGGCTTCCTTCTTGGATGAACTCGTCATACTTCTGACGCAAAGCACCGGGCAACTTCATGAGCGTCAGCTCAGAAATGTATGCCAGAGTCTTCACACCGAAAGCTTGATTTCGGAGTGGAAACAGGAAGGTGAACGCACAGAAGTCATCACCCTGAGACAAGTCGGCGCCCATAGCGCACTGCATGTTCCAGAAGGTGTTCTTCCTGTGCGGAATCGTCTCCTCGTAGGTGAAGAAGTAAGTGTATCCTTCCATAGGGATTCCGAACCTCTTGGCGAGGATGTCATTTCGAGCAGCTGGAGCTTGTTCCATTCGCTCGACGTCCTGCTGGTACCGATCATAAGAGACAGTAATGCCGATGTTCGGCTGGGCTTTCACCCACATAGCAGGATCTGCTACTTCCTTGATGTCGTCAAGGCGGTAGTAGAAGATTGAGATGTGAGGGGCGATGTATTCGCCCTTCAGTATTTTGAGCAACTCCATCTTCATGGTGTCGCCCACCGCATTGCGGATGGTTCCCTCGGATGAGACGGCCAGAATGACCGGGTCATCGATCTTCGAGGCACCCTGTTCGAGTGCACCGACCACGTCCTCACGGATGTCGCCAGAAAGCCACTCATCCACCGTACAAACCTTTGGTCGAAGACCCTGTAGCTTGTCGATGGACATGGGTCGTACCTCTAGAAGGGATCCGGTGAGGAAGTTCTCCACACCTTTCTTCGTAGCAACCAGCTTCTGGCGGTTAGCCCTCGCACCAGTTGTATTTTGAATGGATCCCTCAGTCAGGAACTTATACAGCGGACCTCTGGCTCTGGTGATGGCGGTCCGGAATGGACCCATCACCTCTTCAGCCTGCTTCATGGTCGGAGCCGTAGCGATCTGATGTGTCGTTGTAGTATCAATCACCATGAAGTAGTTCTGGATGAGCGACATATACATCGACTTCGCTGCTCCACGAGCAACGATCAGATACTGCTTGATTGTTAGGCGCTTCTTTACTGTTTTGGTCTCGTATCGACCGCCGACTCCGTCCTCGTAGGGGACAAAGACCTGGCGATCCTCGAAGTAGTACCAGCCAAGGAGCTGTTCGGCCCAGAGCTTGAAGCTGTCGAGCAAATGGAGGTCGGCTCCATCGGACAGTGTGAGCTCGTTCTCGCAGTAAGCGATAAAGCCCTCTACAGCCTTGTCATCGTAGTAGTATTCCGGGTTTGCGATGAGAGCATCGATGCGATTCATCTCGCATGAGATCTCTTCGCATACCGGAATCTCGCCTCGGATGACTGCATCACGAAACTGCCCGTAGTATTTTGGTACTGCGGTGTTCGAGAGCATTACTTAGCTGTGCTCCCAGGGTTGCGCGGGTAGCGCTTCTTCTTGGGAGAGGGCTTAGTCTGCTTGTATGACTTAGGCTTCTCAATCTGCTTCGGAGTCTTACTCTTTGGAAGAGCCGGGCCCTTTACCTTAGTAGGTCCACCAGTCGACCGATACTCAGCCTTAGCCTCTTCGGCGACGACCGACGCAGCCTCTGCAGCTTCCTTAGCCTTCTCAGCCGCCTTCTTGAGTGTCTCTCCGGCCGACTTACCGGTCTTGCCTGGATCGAATGACTTATCGAAAGCCGTCTTCATAGCCTTGGTAGCTGCGTACGTCCCAGCCTTGGTCAGAGAGTTCTCGAGGATCGATCGAGTGACTTCACGACCTCGAACCAGGTGGCGATCGGCCTTGAGCTCCCGATAGCGTTTCTCTTGCTCCAGCCGCTTAATTCGGGACTGGAGCTCTGTGTCGCTGATCTTCTTATAGCCGCGGTTTGCGAACTTCTTTCGGGCCTTAGCGTCGGCCTTGGCCTGCTTCTTTCCGGCAACTCGGGAATCGTGAGCCTGCTTAGCCTTCTGAACCTTAGCTGCCCCAGTTCGAGCAGTCTTGATAGTCGTCTTTGTGGCATTGGCGGTGAATCGCCCGCTCTTCTGGATAGCCTTGATGGTGGCCTTCCGACCAGCGCTAGCCTTCTTGCGGATGACACCCCATTTCTGGCCTTTTACGCCGTGGTGAATGAGGTCTTCTACCTCTGCTTCCCCTCGGTCTGATAGATCAGTCGCCATGCTGCCTCCTCGATCAGCTTCTGGTATGCCAATACCAAGAAGGAGTTCCCCGGTGGGTCGAAGAACAGCTTAACCTTCATGGCGATGTAAGACTTGATTGCCGCTTCGTCGTCGATTGAATCAAAGACGGTCCATGGCGTATCTTTATCAATCGGGGTATCGCATTTTGGCCCCAATTGTGCAAGATCCATACGTGCAGTGTTGATGTACATGAGGATCTGGTCGTCGAAGACATCATATCCCGGCATGATGCCGATTGCCTTCTTGGTATCTTCAAGAATGGTCCCCATTAGAGCCTCCAAGGACACTGGTCGTTCGGTTGACGCTCAACAACTCGTGGTGTCAACCTCGATCGGTCTCCAAAGTGTATCGCGTTGTGGGTATTCTTGGTTGTGGTAATGAGAAACTCTGGCTCGAGGATGTCTGGATTGAATTCCTCGAGATCTCTGGGCTGAATCGGATTCATGTGGTGGATTAGCGGCATGTATCTGATGTCAAGACCCTCGATCCCGAGGTCACAGGCTTCATCTCGAGCCAGAACAAAGTTCCTGACCTTCTTCCACTCCGTCGAGGTGTAGAATCGTTGGTTCAGGTAACGATCGAAGCCAAACGTGGCTGTACCGACTTGCCCGGTGAGAGCCAGGTAGTCAAACCGCTCCTCAAAGGTCTCTAGGCGCGCCAGTTCAGTATACGTTCGTAACATCTCCCGCTCCAGAGTATGTACGGAAGGCTTCGATGGCTTCTTTGGCAATCTTCTCGGCTTGCTCAGCGCTGACGAGCGCAGTCTTCTTCGCCTCGAGGAGTGCTGTTTCGTTCCTCAGCTTCTCTACCTCTAGCTGTTCTCTTGTGGAGGCGAGCTTGAGATAGTGGTTCACCGTGGTTGCCGGTGCTGTACCCTCCCGAAGCTGCTTCTCAGCGAGCTCAAGCGCGAGATTGATCATCTGCGCCTCTCGTTGTTCCACAGTTCGAGCGGGTTTAGAGGGTGTTGCGGCCCTTTTACCCATAGTTGCTCCTTAGATAGAGGGCGTTTGGGGCCAATTGAGGGCTAGATTCTAGGGCCCGTTATGAGCGAGACCAGCAGGAAGAAAGGAGCACACGAGAAACTTCCTGTGGGCCCTAGAACCTAGTCCCCAATTGGCTTTCCAAATATCCCTCCGGGGAAAATATGGAGGGGGCGGCGATGAGGGTGGGGGGCCTAAATGCGAGACCCCCCTCCCCCGGGTCGACGAAGAAATTTTTATTTTTCAATCATCAATCTCGAAAGTTTGATAGAAATTTGTTCCATCAAGATTCAGGATTCGATCAATTGCATTTTCAATTTCTTCGATTTCAAGTTCTTCACTTAACGAATCGCTTGATGTGCACAGCCTGGCCAGGAGGCCACAGGTACCGTAGCCGTGGGCAGTGTCAAAAGCAAACCATTCGTCCCATGAAGTTCTTGGATCGTAAGGATTGTCCACTGTGGACAGCATCCTAGCCATAGTAGACCTCCTCAGAGAGGCCCTGTGAGAGGGTGTGTACCATGGTGTGGTCAGCCCTCCTCAAGAGCACGGTGAACAGAAGTTGTAGAAATTCCCAAAGCTTCAGCAATCTCAGCAGCAGTCTTACCTCTACTACTCATAGCCTTGGCTCTGGACACCATGCTGGATGACACCTTAGGCTGGGACCTAGGTGTAGCCAGTTCCCTTACTACTGATTCATCAGCAAGTTCAAGAACCTTGTTCAGTGCAGCCTGTGATACAGCACCTTCCTGGATAGCCTGCCACTCTCGGGGTGTGATAGCGAAAGGCTTCTTACCAGCCCCCGTTCTTTGACGGGCCTCGGCTAAAGCCTGGCGCCGGGCTTTCTGGAGACGCTCTTTATCATTGGCAAGAGTTGGATCAGCTTGCTTCTTAGCCCTAATGACTGCGTCAGCTAGGACCTGAGCCTGTCTTTCCCTGGGTTTATTCCGGAGGGCTTCGTTTACTTTGGCCTTGAGGGACTTAACTTCAGGGGCATAGGTCTTTGCGGCCTGGGGGTTCTTTCGAACAGAGGGGATAGCAAGCGTAGCCTTACGAGCTTCATTAGCCATAGCCTTCAGTTCGTTAGAGTGGTTAGCATAGACCGTTTCGATAGCACTCCCGTTCTTAGAAACGAGGGAGTATGCATCATGGGCCTCTGCCAACTTAGTGGACTTCTCAGTGCGAAGCACAGTCTTACCATGCTTGTCCACATAAGTAGCCCCAGTCTCTTCATAGACCTTGCGTCCAGTCTTCTTGTCAATGGGTCCACCCTTTGAAGCGGACCGGGCTTTTCTCTCAGGGATCCGTTTCTCAGATGAGGCACGGCTGATGAGAGTAGAAGCCCCAGCATTCGCCTTACCCTGGTACTTCTTCTTGAGGGCTGCGATACCGTTGTCAATCTCAGACTGCTTGTAGTTGAGCTTGTGCTTCTCAGCATCAATCACAACCATGGAGTGCCTAACGGCCCGGGCAATCTCAGCCTGGTTTGCACCACCGATTGTCATATCAGTGATCAGGTTTGAGACCTCACCCATCTTCATCTGCTTCTGCTTAGAAGTCATGGGTGTCATTCCGGGATAGGCAGGATACATAACCTTAGGATCGAAATCCTTCAGGCCCTTCAGAGCAGGAGAGGTCTTAACCTTTCCACTGTTGTTCGGAATGCAGAGAACAGAGTCTCCGTCAAAGTCTGCACCAGACAGACGCTCTGCCACCTTGGGATGGATTCCGATTGCATCCTTAACCTTAGTCCCTATTGCTTTTCTGGCATGGGGGTTTTTGTTGTTGACTGTCAGCTCAGGAATCTCGAAACGTCCACCGTGAGGGTGACGAACAAGAACAACCTTCTCCCCATGTTTGAAGTTTGGGGCGTAAACCTCCGTGGTCTTCATCTTAGGAACGGGAAGGATTACCTGACTGGCCTGCCGAGGTAGAGCTGCCGCCTTAAGATCAACGGCATCGGAGTCAACAGAGTCAGCAAACGACTGAAGCAGCTTCTTCTTGACCGAGGGATTCGTAAGAGCCATGATCTCTTCGAACTCTGCCCGGCGCTTGTCTCGTACCTTCTGAAGCTGCTGCTTAGCAAGAGAGACGGGCTGCTTTGAAAGGAACTGGGAGCTCAAGGTCTTCGACCAGTCACCCCAAGTACCTTCGTCGTTAACGATGTTCATCGCAGAGAGCTTCTTCCGACCATTTGAGTCGGTGTAGTGAAGCTGCTTGCGGATTACGGAACCAAACGGGTTCGCCGGGTCACCTGTCTGCTTCTTGAGGGCATCCAGTTTGTTCCCGGTTGGGTTCTTATTCGTGTTGAATCGGAGATCGTATCCCTTGGGGATGTCATCCGAGTACATCGCCATACCCTTGAGGTAGTGCGTGCCATCAACACTGATTCGAACCTGAGCATAGTTGGAAGAACCGAGGGAGAGGTCTTTGACTCCTCGTCGAACCTCAATGACACCGTCCATATCGGTACCACCCTCATTTCCATAGCGAACCTTCAGTCGCTTACTAGAAACTGCAGTGGGCTTCTCGATACCGTATACCGTATGACCCCGGTCTTCAATATTGACCCCGGGGGCCTTAATTTCGCCCCTCTTGGCCAGAACCGTCTTGTAGTCCATGCCCGGAGGCACCAGGACCTTCATTTCGGTGAACTTACCAGTAGTCTGCTGCTGGACCTTCACCTTATGGACGTGATAGCCCTCGGCTTCGAGCATGGCAGTCGCGGTCTTCATCTTGGTGCTTGTGACACCCATGTTGACCTCAACGCCGAGCCCGACGTCAAGAAGACCATCCTTACCAACCTGCTTCTTGAGCTCCTTGGCAAGTGCCTCAGTGCTCCCCGCCCTTTCTTTGAGGGTGGGGTCTAAAAGCGCTCGAACGGAGGACTCGTTAATGCCCATACGACGACCGATGGCCGTGTTGGACATCCCCTTCTCCTTGAGTCGGGCCACCATCGCAACGTCAGCCTTACGCTTCTCGTTCTTAGCAATGGACTTCTGGGCTCGAAGCTGGGTGGTGGTCATTCCAAGCCCCTTGGCGATCTCAGTCTCAGAGAGACCCTTCGCCTTGAGGTCCTTGATGGTGGAGAGGAGGTCGCCCGAGTGCTGATGCGGGTCCTTTCCGGAACCCCATGGGTAACGTCCAGACTTACGCTTAACACCATAGTGAGCGAGATCCATTAGGCCTCCTCTTCCTTGATCTTCTCGATAAGCTTGTCGAATTGGATGATGGTGTCCATGATAGGGGCGATGTCGTCGCCCTCCGGGTTTGCTACCTGAATATCGTCATTCTGGTAGATACGGAGCTCGTAGTTGATAGCCCCAGGACGCTCATCATACTCGAGGCAGAAGAGTGCCGCGTAGATCATGAGCTGATCAATCTTGGCGGGGTGAACGCCAGTCTTCAGATCGTGGATGCGAAGCAGGCCCTTGTCAAAGGAGATAGCGTCAGCAGTGCCAAAGCAGTTGACCGAGTAAAACAGGACTTGCTCCGGTTCCATCCGAAACCCAATAGCATCGTTAACATAGTTGTTGAATGTCACCTTGTTTCGAGGCATACGCATCTTCAGTCGAATGTGCTCAGCGGCGAGCTCGTGAAGACGGGTACCCTTTGCGGCAGCCTGGGCGGTTCGGAAGGTCTCGATCAGTTTGTCAGGGGAGTAGTTGAGCCAGTGGTACTTACTGGCGGAAAGGAATGCGTGGGCCCCGCTAAGCTGTGAGTGATTGTTGAACTTCACTGAGGATCTCGCTCTCGTTCTCAGGGTAGATGAATGCGGCATACGACATAGCGTGCATGGTCCGAACGTAGTGTGCTTGGTTCGGACGGACTGAGGCAATGGCGCCTCGCTTCACCTCAAGGGCTGCCCAACGATTCTTGTAAAGAAGAATCAGATCGGGGATGCCTTGAATGTAGTTGGGATCATTTTTCAGAATGATGATCCCCGGCAGCATCTTGTTCAGCTTCTTGATGAGCTGTGCTTGGAATTGTGACTCACGCATAGTGTGCTCCTCTGGGTAAGCCTATAAGAAGGGATAGGCTTGTTTCTATCCTTCTTATCATTATATGCGTAGATTGCGACAAGGGGTGTCACACGTATTGTAGATGCTTGAGGGAGGGGTATCTTTTGATTGAGGCGGGGTTTTGTTACAGATGTTACTGATGTGAAAATCCGATCGATAAACATCATCAAACATTATCAAACAGCCTCAAGGAAGAGGGTGGACAAAAAATACCCGAAAAACCCTATACTCATATATATATTAAAAAATCAATCAATCAATCAATATATATATTTTACAAAAAATGGCCACTTTGTGACCTTTCGTTGCAATTCCAAGGAAAAGTCCACAATACGTGTGACGCCTTAGTGGCCACTTTTTTGTCCACAATACGTGTGATAAGTAACATCGGTCACTTCTGTAACATAAAAAAATGGCCAGTGGGACGGAAAAATGGCCACCAAATAAAAAGTGACCACTCTCCCGACCCACCGTCACACGTATTCTAACCGACAAATGCCCTCTCGTTGAACACCTTCTTCGAGCTCAGCGACCGCCGAACCGCCTCATCTATCGAGGAATGAGACTCAAGAAAGTAGTACTTCAACCGAGAATATGGCGTGTTCAATCGGTCGATTCGACCCTCACACTGCTCCGTCACTCGCCAGGAATAGTTGAGGGACCAGAAGAGAACCGTATCGGTACTAGTACAGTTCCATCCCTCTGCTGCCGAGGTGTACTGACAGATATAGACCCATCGAGGTTCTGCTGGTATAGCATCGTGCCGATGTCCATTCCATTGCGCCGTAGGCAGTCCAAGGCTCTCTGCAACTGCAAGGATTCGATCGAGCTCATAGTTGTAATTGTAGAATACGATAACCCTCTCATTGCTTGAGAGTATGCGCTTGGCTTGCTCTGAACGCCAGTCATTATTACTGACCACCTTTCTCAAGATTCTGCAGACCCCACCTGCATCTCTAAGGGGTTCCTCTGTCCAGGGATCCATCCTGTTCTTCACGACCCACTTGTACAAGTCACGATCGTAGTCACAGTAGACAGTCTCCCTCTCACGAGTAGTGTGTCGCTCCACCGGCATCTCCACAAGGATACTCCGACGCAAGCGCTGCAGCTTCGCCTCCCCTATGTATCGTTTGACCTTGGGGTATTTTGCGAACCTATCAAATATGACGTGATCCTCCATGAACTCCGTACGAGTCCTGAAGAATCCATGAGCCATGAATACCGGGAGGTAGTCCATCCAGACATCTCCAGGTGTAGCTGAGAGCAAAAGCCAGGTGTTCTTCTTAGTTATCTTGAGGAACTCCTTGACCCAGCGCCCACTGCCGGAAGCACGCTGTTCATCGAAAAAGAATACCGCGTGTTCCCGATCCGAGTACTTCCCGATGTTGTTCCACGAGTCCACCACAATGGATGAACCAGTGAAAGAACACTCAGGATCCGTACTCAGACCGAGACGCGCAGCTTCTTCCTCCCACTCAAGGGAGTCCCGCTTCTTAGCGGTTGTGATGACATACAGCGTAGGGGAGCCCTTGACCTTCTTCTTAGCCAAGGACCCCCCTTTCTTGAATGAGGCGGCGTTACAAACCGACGTGAGGTACCACGCCAGGCTGGTCAGGGTCTTCCCCGAACCAACGCCACCCGCCAAGATGCTGCCGTTCTGCAGTTGACGCACCGCCTGGATCTGCTCAGGACGGTACACAACTGTCATGATTAGTGTGTTCTCCTTTCGAGACATGATCCGAAGATCCACTCGTCGAACGCGGACTCATACTCCTTGAGCAAGAACCCAGCACGACCCTCAGCATACTCCTCTTTGCGGAACTCGGAGTTGGACTTGAGGTAGAGGTTCTTCACCCAGAGGTTCCGTCGGTTCCCATCGCGATACTGTACAAAGTATCCATCGGGAATCCAACCGACAAAGGCAGTCCACACAAGCACGCCAGCGGAGCGCTTGAGCTGCTTCTTGCCTCCAACCGGGTACATACGGTAGCACCAGGTCTGCTTGTCAAGGGTGGGGGTCAGAAAACGACCAGTCCTCTTGTTTCGAACCCTCCCCAAGTCCGACACCTCGTACTTCTCAAAGGGGTGGGGGATTGTCTTCCACTGCTCAGTAGCCAAATCGAGTCTTTCTATCTGACTCCGACTCTGTGCAAGAGCCGAAGATGTAGTCATCGAACTCGGAGCGGGTCTCTTCGAAGAGCTCATCCATCCGAGCGTTGTACTCATCATACCAGGCCTGCCGGTACTCAGAGTAGGACACCAGCTTGAGGTTCTCAAGACTGCAGTTGGCCATGTCACCATTCAAGTGAATGACATATCGCCGTGCCCCGGGCTCTCCGTTGAACGCACGCCAGATAGTCACACCACAGCGAACCATGGTCTGCTTACCTGAGTCATCGCGATACAAGGAGAACCCTGGGGCCCCATCAGAACAGCGCTGGATACGCAGAACCCTACCTGTCGAGATATTCCGCACCCGACCGAGATCAGATGCCTCATACCTTGAGAAGGGGTGGGGTAAATTCCTCCAGCGCTCAGTCAATGTGCATGGCCTTAATGTGGTCCAGGAGGTACTTCTGCTCACCCGTCTCCGAGTCCGTAACGATACGGAGCTTGATTGCCGGGCGGTTGTAGTAGTACCGCTTGTTCTTCTCCTCGTCCTGGAAGACGAAGAATAGGACACCCTTCGCGATCTCCTGAACCCGGATCAGCTTCATCGGCACACCCGAGACCGTCACGTCCAGGATAGTATCGGCTCGGAGAGTCTGCTTGATCTCCTCGAGGTCCTTGATCTCCTGAGTCGGGTCGTCAAGAGACCAGGAACCTGAGATGGGATTGTAGATGAACTTCTGAGTCAGAGGCATACGAATCTCCTTCATGAAGTCGCTGTCCTGACGCTTGAGATAGAGCCCCCAGAACGAGCCATCTGCGTCCACGTCTAGCTTCAGCCCCATCACGTGCCAGAACTTGCTGTCGTGGTTGACGATAACCGGCTTGAGGTGCCGGAACGTGTCGCTTATGAAGATCTCGTCGAACTGCTCGAGGTTGATGCGCTTGATACTTCCCATGTGAATCGCCACCCATGCTGTCTGAGGTCGGTACTGAATGAATTCAAATTCTGCGATGTCGCGGACCAGAACACTCCCTCGAGGTCGATCCGCGATGCTGAACAAATATGCGTTATCGACGCCTAGGTCATACAGCTTCCGGAAATGGGTCACCCGGTTGGGCTCATCATTTACCGAGAACTTAACAAGCATCTCGTTTCCGCAAGCCAGAGTATCCTGTATTTGAGCGAGGAAGTCCTTCCCCTTTATAATCCTAGGGGGTTTGTACCATCCGCCGTCGGTAAGCTCCATCGTATCCACCTCAGAAATAACGGATCGTGTCGGCGGTCCACTCGACGTCCTCGAGAACCCAGTCGTAGCTCTGGTGGCCCTTCTCGTTCGTCATGGTGTGCCGAGTGAACTTGGACTTCTGGTCGTCCGACATGCGGAAGGTGTACCAGTGCCCCGTCTCTCGCTCGGCGGTGATCCACAAGTCAGTGGAACCGGGAACCCGCATGAAGGACTTGACGTGGTACTGCCGGGACTCATAGAAGAACGGAGCAGGCTTACCCTCACGAGCAGTCCAGTAGTCGTAGTACTCCTTGGCGTTGTAGGTCTTCCGCTCCTCGGCAAGGAACAGAACCGACCCATTGCTCATCAGGTCGCCGTTCTTGATCCGCATCTTGGTAATGAGACCCTCAGCGTTCGTCATGTACATGATCCACTGGTCATCACAAGTGGGCTTGAACTCGGTGATGAAGAGGTCCTTGTTCCTGTAGATGAACGTGGGAAGCATGACTCCATCCGTCTCCTTGAGCTTGGCAAGATACTGCATACGAAGCTCGTAGATGTCAACGGGACCCTCGTCAACCTTGATCAGGGTAATCATTTTGCACTCCTTTTAATGCGTCGTGGAATGTCGTACTCGTCGAGAAGGTAGTCCATGAATGCGAAGAGATCCTTCTCAATCTCATCCGCAAGCTCTCGATTCCTTACCTGAGACACGTCTACGATAAAACGATAGCTGTTGTTCGCAGTCCGCTTCTCAAGGTGAACGGAACACCGCGGCGTACGTCGACGCTCCGGGTTCTTGATATAGTCGAGCACAATCTCTCGACCAGGCTTAAGATCCGGGTTAGGATACAGAGTCTCTCGAGGTTCCTTGCCCTCGGCTCGATCTCGCTTCTGAGCCTCTTTGAGGGCCTTCCTCTCGAACTCCTCTGACTCCTTGACCGCCTTCAGGATATCATCAGCAGTGACGATAAGTCGGCTAGCCACGTGTGTCCTTTCTATGAGTGGGGAACCCCGGGGCCCTTTTACAGACCCCGGGGTATAAAATCAGCCTCGCCGCATCTCCCTGATGAAGATCCAGATCAGCCAGAAACCACCCGTCAGAGCAGTCAGGGTGACGTCCAGCAGGAAGTTGAAGAATCCGTAGCGTCGCATCAGGCGGCCTCCTCCTCATCGTACTTGGCGTCGAGCGGGTCCTCGGCGATAGTGACATACATAGTGCCCAAATATGCCTTCACTCCGGAGTTCCCATTGACCTCCCAGACGTAGGGGTTGATAGTGAGGTCCACGTTCAGGATCTCCACATAGTCCAGAGAGTCGATAGTCTGCTCGGTGATGAACACCTTCCTCCGCGTCAGGTTCGTAATGCAGACGATCTTCGGCGGACGGGCCCGGTAGGACACCTCCACCTTGAGGTAGTGGGTGAGGGCATCCGGGTCATTCCGAGACTCCCGGGACTTCAGGTTCCAGCCGTCCTTCTCGAGGGCCTCAACCATGTCCTCCGGGATCTCCACACAAAACGTGCGCTTCGTACCACCAGCGTAAGGGCCGGCAGCGGAGAAGTCCTTGAAGAAGATGCGGGCGTTCTCGATTGTGAGGTTGTTCGGTCGTGCCATTGTGTGCTCCTTAGAGAGAGGTGCGGAAGTCGTTGTGGATACGGTCAAGAGGCCAGGAGGCAATCTCCAGGACCTTGCGGATGAACCCGGTGAGGTTCTTGCGCTGACGACACTTGAAGAGGACCGTCTTTACTCCGTTCTCGAAGGTTACCTCCCCATACACAACAGAAGGGGTGCGGTAGAAACTCACCTCTGAGCCGTTCTTGAGGTCGAACTGCATCACGCCGGTAATAGGGCTGTTGAAGTCCGGCTCAATCTTCGAGCGCTTATCGACGAACGGCGCAAGATCGAGTCCCTCGAATTCACCAGCCTCCTCGTAGAGAGATCCATCGGGATGGAAGTAATCGATAACGCTGGGGGTCTTCTTGCTCATGCGATCCACTCGTCCTTAAGGTCGATCTTGTCGTGCATTACCTGCCTGAGGAACTCACAGGCGATCTGGTACTCACGGTTGTTGTAAATATAGATGGGCTTGATGGTGATATCCTCATCGTGGAGGAACACCCGCATCACAATGATCCGGTGAATGGGATCATAGGTGACGACGAAGCTGTCCCCGTTCTTGAGCTGGTACTCAATGATGTCGGTGGCGTTACAGATGACGAGAATATCGTCAATGTCATTCTTCTCCCGATACTCCACCCCTCGACGGAACGCCTCGAAGCAGTCCTTGAGCTCAATGAACTCCGTGTCGATCCGAAGATGGGTATCGTGGGCGACAATCTTTCCTGGCATGTGTGCTCCTTTCAGAAAAGCCTATACCCCAAGTTAATGGGGTATAAGCGAGATCAGTCTTCGATCTCGATGTGGTCTCGAGCTTCCTGTACGGCCTTGACGGTCGCATCGAACTGCAGCTCCACTTCGCGGGCAACGATTGCACTAGCAGCAACACCAGTGCCCACGGATCCGAACCAAAGCAGAATCTTAGCGATTCCATTTGCGTTCGAAACCAGGGGCTTGGTGAGCTTGCTGGCAATCATACCAGCTCCGATGGAGGTGAGTCCGGAGATGATAATCTTGGCAACGGGCAGCATGAGGGTTTCCTTTCGAGTAGAGGGGTCTCATAATACCCGTGGTTTCTGACGCGGACCCCCGGGCCCTTTTACAGACCCGGGGGGCTTTTACACATCAGGTGTAGTTATGACGGAAGCATCCTGCATCCTGCACAAACATCCAGTGCCGCTGCCAGAAAGGACCGCGAACGATAATCCAGTGTCCACACATATCACTTCACCTCCTTTGTGTTCCAGAGAGTAGATGGAAGCCTAGAATTCGTCCTGGGCATAAACACCAGCTCGTTCAGACCGTCGTGGGAGAACATGTACGAAGTCCACTCGAACCAGGCAAAGCACAGAATCTTACCATCACGAGGACAAGCGATCCGGCATCGACCCAGCTGATCCTGGAGGATCCGGGCATTCCAGTACTTACTGACCCGTCCCTCAGGAGAATATACGGTCAAGGTGAAGTGCTTGACGTTGACTCCGTAGATGATCGGATCATCAAGAACCGGATCCCGGTCATTCTCGATCGAGAGCTCCTTGTATGACTCCCACTGGTTCACGTACTCAGCCATCGTTGTCTCCGTTCCAGATATACGGCTCAAGCTCCAAGGGTGAAGGCCTCGAAGTCCCCGAAGTCTCCCACCGCAGCCTTTGCAGCGTCAGCAAGACCTTCGAAGTAACTCCAGTCGACCCACTCCTTCCAGTCTTCTGCGTGGGCTTCCTTGAAGGACTCGAACTGTACCCACCGGTGACCGGTACTGCCTGATGCGGCATGGTACGCACCATCTTTCTCGCGGAGAAGGATCCCGCCTCCACGGTTCACGGGGACAAAGGCGCCGGTCTTACCGACGAACTCCATCTCAGGGTTATCTTCTGTTCCGTTATTCAGGTACAGAGCGGTGGTGACGCTCTTGGTCTCCGCCACGTCTCGAATATCCAGCTCCTCCTTCGAGAAGAGCTCCTTGAAGACGTAGGGGTGCTGGAACTGGGCACCGGTGGCGCTCCACTTCCCATCCTCGTAGTCGACATATACGGCCTTGTTCACGAGACACATACGGTCGTAAGTAGCCTCGTGCTCGAAGGTGTAGCCGTACTTCTTGCCGAACTCCATGACCTTCTCGATGATCTCGGGGGTAGCCCTCGGAATCTTGATCGAGTCGGTCTTGATGTGAGCAACGTCGAATCCCTGCTCCTGGACGAAGTGCTTGAGGTCTACCATAAAGAGCGCGCCTCTCTTCGCAACAATATTGTCCACGTTCCGCGGGTCCTTGAAAGGATTGGCGAACTTTGCCGCAGTGAGGCCGTACACGGAGTTGATGACGATCTTGAGAGCAAAGGCCAGTGCCTCATAGTCCACACCCTCCTCAAGGAACGGCTTAAGGGCTCCGTCCAGAAGAGACCCGGCTAGCTTGTCGTCGTGGTGCTTGATGGCGACTCGGGCTTGCTTGATCTCGCTGAAACGCTGAGTGTATCGGTCTCCGAAGAGGTTGAGACACTCGATTGAAGTGGGATGCATGCTCGCAACGTCGAGAAGGGCGACGTCGACGTAGATTCCTGGCTCGGCGTGGACGTATCCGCCCTCACCGACCTCCTCCCCACGATAGGTAGACTTGCCGAAAGAGTATTGATAGCCAGGGAATTGCTCACTGAGATCGGTGTAAACGAATTCACTCTGAGGATTCCTGTTCTTCCCGAAGATGATGTACTGACTGTGCTTGTTGGTCGTGTCGTTAGGAGTCAGACCAGAAAGCTTGGCAAGCATGAGACGGGCCTGCCAGTCCGCATGGAGGTGGTTGAAGACCTCCTCGGTTGCAATAACATCGTTATCGCAGTAAGCCGCGACTTCCTCCCAGCGATCCTCGGGAACGTTCTCATCCCAAGGAAGCCCCAGCTCCTGGTGATGCAGCCCCAGCTCGATCTCCCACTTCTTAAGAGACATCTTTGTGGCTGCGAAGTCGTACACATCGGTGTAGGACAGGTTGTATGCCTCGACGAAGCCAGCAGTGACGCTGTTCTCGATGATCCTCTTGCTCAAGTCGTACAGCTTGGCGTTGTTGAACCCCAGCGTACGAGCGTAGAGAATATGGTTGTCGTACTTCCGGCAGTTGAAGCCGATCAACCGCATCTCACAGAGGGCCTCGATCTCCTCAGGGGTGGGGTTAATCATACGATGGACCGTCGGATTACCCTTCACCTTCCAGTTCACGAGGAACAGGTTGGGGAAGACCTCGCAGTCAAAGAAGACCAGCTCACCAGTCGGGAACCCTACGGACTTCTCCTCGGGATCCTCGTTGGTGAACGGCATCTCCATGACTGCCTTGATGGCCGCCTCGGACTGATGTGTCGAGTTCATGGCGAACGCCAGCACACGAGGCTTCATGTCCTTGACATCATACACCATCCCCTGTTCCTTGGCGTCACGGAGGATCTTGGCGATGAAGTCGACCGAGGGCTTTGTCGAGGGATGGATCTCCTTCCGAAGGTTGCGCTCAATAAGCTCCCTGACCTTCCTCTCATTGGCCATGGTGGTCTTGTTGATCACTTTCTTCTCCTTAAACGGTAACCCCTCAGAAATATGAGCCACCGGGATGTTGTTGCAGTGGGTGACCTTTCTCCTCAGAGAGGAATCACCTGTGAAGACCTTGATCTCAATGTCTTCGTCGTAGAGCCTCGCCAGTTCGGAAGGGTCTCCGTCGTAGATGTAGTGGAGGTGAACTCCATTACCACCTTGACTGGTCTCGGCGTAGGTAGGGGGCCATTCTGAGGCGGCCTGAAGGTTTCGATTAAGGTCCTTCCTACCGTCCTGCTTGATATCAAAGTCGATGACGATGTGATTCTCGGGGACTTTGACGTAGTGGACCTCATGAGTATCTATCTCACGAAGAGTGGTTCGAACGTTTGCCCATCGGAACTGCGGAGTCCCATGGTCTCCGGCTCTTTGGGCTGGACAGTCCGCCAGAAGGTCGTCGAGAAGGGACTCGGAGTAGTCGAGGGCCAGTGAATATGGCTCTTCTGGAGAAGCCTCGAGTTCGGCAGGATCCAGTAGGTAATCTCTGAACCCGTGATACACGCTGCGTAGTCGATCGCCGTCATGCTGTACACGTGAATGAAACTCGTCAAAGTAATCTTTGAGTTCTTCACGGAACTGGTATCGGCTCTTCGGATACGGGATATTACTCTCACTACAGTACTCCTTATATAGCTTGTAGGCCATGGTGAGCGTGATATACTCTTCTGTCTTGAAGAGAAGGTAGTTCTCCTCAACAAAGTTGTAGAGCACATTAGTCTTCATCATCATGTCCTGGGGCTTATAGGCGTCGTAGTAATGCTTACCAAGACTCCGATAAACCCCAAGACAGTGATTAGCGATCCTACCAAGCTCGTCACGGATCTGTGTCATCAAGGTCTGATATTCGTTAGCCCCCACAGTCTGACCAGTGGGGGAGATATCAATCAGTCGACGGATAATACCAGACTTCGAGTCCGTGATCTTAACGGGCTTGTTCGTGCCAATAAAGAGAAGGGCGTTAATCCGCTTGGGGTAGCGCTTCATACCCTTCTCATTGATCAGGATCGTCTCGTGGGCCACCACGCTGTTAAGAAGGCCATTAGTCTCGATACGAGAGAGGTCTCCGTCCTGATCAATGGCCACGAGCGAACTCTTGCCGAGAGTGCTGGTTGCAAACTGATCTGACTTGGATCCAAGAGCTCCTGCATCGAATGTAGTTGTATAGCCTTGGAATAGAAGCTCCAGAATATTGAGGACCGTTGACTTTCCCGATCCCGGGGGACCATATAGGACGGCAAACTTCTGAATCCTCTTAGAGTCGCCAGCCACGATGGAGCCGATGAGCCACTCAAGCTTTCGTCGAGCATCCTCATCATATAGAGTTCCAACGAGAGATCCCCAAGCGACCGGCTCGCCCTCCTCGAGAGAGTATGGCAGCCTTGCAGTGGCATAGTCTTCCTTTCTAGGAGTACTGTCCGCAAATATGAGCTTACCGTTAAGCTCCTGCCCGTTATCAGGTAGCCTGGACTTCCAAGTCTGGAAGCTGGTCCATAGTCCAGTGTTGTAGTTGGACATAGTTTTCACAACGGTCTCGATCTGACCCTTGTGGTTCTTCTGGTGCTCGAAGAGGGACCGATCTACAAACGTAGCGACGTCAAACTCGTCTGTAGACCAGAGCCCCTTCTCCTCATCCCAGATTGCCTGGAAGTCTCGTCCCTGAATGAGAATATCCCTCGACCTACCGACGAGGAACTCAGGGTAGATTTCCACCTTTCCACTCTTTGTGGTACGCTCGCAGATTCGGTAGAAATCCATGAGGCTCCTTTACAAGTAATGTTCGTTTGCGTAGGCGTTCATCTGGGCCCAGAGTTCCGCCTTGCGCATATCACGTGCGCCATGTAGCGGGATCGCACGAAGAGGGAACATGGATCCGTGTCCCAACTTCGTGTAATCCCTTGAATTGATCCGCTCGAGGATAGAGTCGACTTCTTCCTCATGGCGGGGGTTGAACAGGGCCTCATCATTATAGTCATAGAGACCGCAGTTCTTCACCATCTCCCAGAAGTACCATTCGAGGGAATATGGTGTATCATCATCCTCGAGCATCATGTCCATACGCTCGGCCAAAGCGATGAACATCTCGAGCATGGAGCAAGACTGCTCATTAAGCCAGACGTAGGATATATTCGGGTTCTCCCGAGTGAATGCCCTACGCAGGTCAATACCATCCTGTGCACGGTTGATGTCGTTCGCGACGATCACTCGGAACGGCGTCTGGTGCATGATCTCGAGCAAGCTCAAATATGACTCCTCCGGGCACTCCGCCTTGCGGGTGTCTCCGGTTCGGTCGACGAGCCACTCGAAATATGAGTTATCCGGTGCTGCCTCGATCATTACTCATCCTCGTACGGCTGTACCCCGAGAACCGAGTGCTCATAGGATTCGTCGAGAATGGTGATCTCGAAGTCCGCGTGGCGGCTCATGCTTCGGACGTAGATGATGGAGTCAGAGGCAGACACCTCTGAGATGATATTGTCGAACCACTCGGTGTTCGCTAGAGGGACACCACGGTTGTCAGCAAACACATCATCCTCAAGATAATATGTCAGCTCGACATGCTCCTGATGCCCCTTGGCCCGGTACTCCTCCTCGGTAATACGCTGGGCCTCGAACTGCTGGCGGTTGACAGTGCGCTTGGTCACTTCCTCCTGGTTGGAATCTTCCACAGGAGTCGGAGAGTAGTCCACAACAGCGCTCGGTACCACCGGCTCAGAATCGGATTCCCGATCCTCCGAATCAGGGCCATCTCCCACTCGCTCTTTGTGCTTCGCTTCAGCAATTTCTGCAAGCTCCTTGTTGATCTCGATTGTGGCTTCCTGGAAGTCCTGCTCGAACTTGCGAGCAAGAACGAAATATACGCCAAGGCCGCCAGTGACAGCTCCGGCTGCGAAATATGTGATCTTCTCGAACATGGCACCTCAGATCTTGTCGTACATCACGCCGTCGACGTTGAAGTCCAGCGCCCACTTGGTGACGGTACGACCATTCTTGTCCTCACCCTCAAAGATGCCGTCGTGGATGTTGAACGAGACGAAGTCATCACCATTACCCTTGACCCAGCCAGTCACAGCACCAGCAGGGGTGTGGGGGAATCCGAGCATCTTGTACACTTCATTCAAGAAGATGTGACCACGAGTCTGAAGAATATCGTTCGCGTACTGCTCCTGGCAACGGAGGTGGAGCATGGAAAGGTCCTCGTCGGCTGACCAGTTGATATTGTCCTCGTCGAAGATGACGCCGTAAGGAGAAACATTGTCGACAGCGGCAATCGCCTCGAGAGTCGACTCATTTCGAGTCAATTCATCCTCGGTGTTGGAGATAAGGGCGTCCAGCACCGCATCCTTACCAAACTTGGACTCGACCTTCTTCTTGTAGGTCTTGAAGGCCTGATCAACAGCAGCGTAGGCGGCAGCCAGAGAGGCGTTACGCTTTAGCATGATGCCGTGACCTGTGATCAGAGAGGCGATAGAGGCCGCCCCAAGAATCAGGGCGGGGGCATAAAGCTTTGCAAGCTTGGTCGTCATTCGGGTGTAGAGGATAACCTTGTCCCGAGTGGCGTCCTTGTCCGTGAGCTTGCCGTCCTCGTGAGCCTCGTGGACCTTGACGAGAAGAGCAGTCTCCTCAGCCAGAGTCTCCTCAACCTTGAGGGTCGCCTTAGAGGCGAGAACCGTGGTACCGATAAAGCCGACAGTACCGGCTGCAGTCAGGATAGTGGGGGCGTGCTTGCTGAGGACCAGCCCAGCGCGTCCAGCGAGACGGGTAACAATTCCGAGACTCATTTGATACGTCCTGCTTTCTTGAGTCGAAGGTAGATAGCGATTGCCTGGTCGTCTTCCATGCGTTCAACACGGCGACGCCACTTGTCTGAGAATGGATAGGCGGCTATAAGCTCAAGCCGCACTTGCTGAGGATTCATCGTGCATTGATGTGGTCAGGTTTCGGGAGCTGAAGCATGTAGCCACGACGGCTACGGATCACCGACATGTACCGGGCCGAAGTCCAGCCCCAGTTCTCGTCAGTGTATTCGGTAGTGATACCGCAGAGATCGTAGAGATCGGCGACGGTGGCAAGACCGTACTCCTCGATGATGTCGCCAAGTCGGTCGATAACGAGATAAGCTTCATCTCTGGACTCGAGCTCGATCTCTGAGAAATCATGATATCGACGTGAATGAGGAGAAGCGTCTCGGCGATTGCCTGGTGCTGAGCCTGGTCGAGAATATGATCCGTACGAGACACGGGACCCCCCGGACGAGCTGCGAGCTCGAGGAGAAGACTCTCCGAAGAGGAGACGTTCGATGCCCTGACTGACCAGATCCGAGAGTGTGTTCTTGATAGCAGGGATAGTAACATCGTAGAGTAGATACTCGCCGACATTGTGGATATCCTCTCCGACGAAAGCTGAAATCGCCTTCGTCCCGAAGTTGGACTTCTTCTTGGTGACGGTGGCAGTGGTGACCTGCTCAACCTTCTTGCGCTCAGGGAGCTTACTGTTGGACGGGAGGTTCGGACGGATTGGTGCGTTAGCCAAGGTTGCCCCTTTCTAAGGCGGTGGGGGCCCCAGATCTCTCCAGGGCCCCCAAATATGAATCAGAGGTTCTTGAGCTCCGTCTCCTTGAGCTTAGAGTCGAGCTCCTTGTACTTGGGGTCCTGCTGAACCTGCTTCATGATCTTCTCAGGCAGGATACCGTTGTAGAACTCACGGACGAGAGCCGGGTTGTCCATGAGCTGGTCGAAGAGCTCCTCGTACTCCGGCGAGTTGAGGAAGGACTCCTTGATCTGCTCGGACTTGACGAAGCGCTCTCCCTGGCGCTCACCATACGAGGTACCGATGAGGTCATCGAAGAACTTCATCATGGTGTACAGGTCCTCGTTGTCGATAGCGGCCTGGAGCCACTTCTCGAAGTTGGTCACATTGTCATACCGCTTGATGAAGTCGAACATCTCACGGCGAGACATGTGGAAGTAGAGCTTCTTGGTGGTGGGCTCGTCGTCGAAGATGCCGCGGACGCGAATGATGTGAGAGAACATGTGTGGTTTCCTTTCAGTTGATCTTGAAGTAGTTTTCCTTGGGAGAAACAAGGAAGTCGACGGTCAGGACAGGCTCGCCCTTCTCCGTCAGCTGAGAACCAAATTCGACGGAGAGGGAGTTCGGTTCGGACCATCCAACCAGTTCACCGGCTGCAATGGGTGGAAGTCCAATGCCGTTGTAGAACTCGTTGAGGGAAGCGTAGCACTCAAGGTTGAGCTGCCCATTAATGTTGTTCTCGACTCGGCGGATTGACTCGATGTCAGACTTGAAATACCGCCCCGAGAAGATGTCATAGCAGAGAACGTCCCCTCCCCCGGCCACAAGAATAGTCCCGGGATGTGGTTCGCCAGCTTCCGATACCGATTTCTCTGCAACGCGGGCCTTAATCTTCTCGCGGTCCTTCGGCTTAACCACGTCCGCCACCGCTTCTCGATATCGCTTAAACGCCGCTTCCGAACCTGTGTAAGCCAGTGCGAACGCCGCTCCTCGAGAGTACTGAATACGATTCGCCGCGATGATCGATACCAGAGTGCATACGCCTGCGATGGCCGGGGGAATATATACTCGATATGATACTGCGAACTTCTCCTTCCACGAGAGGTCCTCGGGTGAGCGAAGATTGGCTTCACAGTAGTCCGCGATCTTCTCGACGGCGAGCGTAGTAGACTTCGCTGTGAGTACGGCCGTAGCAACGGTCCCGACGCATGCCGAGGCCGTGAGAATAGCCGGAGCGTTTACCTTGAAGAATTGCGTAACACCGTTCGCATTGATCACTTGTCCTCCTTCATATGGATCTTGGTCTCTTCCTTACCGAGGCCGGGATATGATGTACGAGAGATCTCGAGCTTGCCGAGGTGAGCAGCCACCTCCATACGGATAAGAGACTCGATGTCTTTGCGAGTCAGAACCCCCTGCTGCTTGATAGTTCGGTCGATCTCTCGCCTAAGATCAGACGTGATAACAAAGTCTCCTCGAGGGCCCTGCTCTCCATCATACCCACGAGGACCACGCTCACCGGGCTCACCCTTAGGTCCAGGAGGCCCCTGGATAACCTTGACCTTGCACCACTCCGACTTGAAGATGTAGGTGAAGACCCGGACAATGAGTGTCAGGACGTTAATCCAGAGAATGACGATAGACAGCGCCCCAAGAATATACAGGGTCCACCAGATGATGCTCACTTGTGCTTCCTTTCAACTCGCTTCAGGCGAGGGTTGATCTTCCAGTTGTTGCGATTGTTGAGACAAGAGAGAATATAGTCCGGAGTAAACTCCCAAACCCCGTTCTCACTTGGGAACTTACGGAAGTCGACCGAGTCGGCTGCCATTCGTCGGAGGTATTCTCGTCGGTCGTCCCCTCGAGAATATGCTCGAGCTTCTGCGGTTGCTCCATCAACACCGAGATAGAGTATGGACAGAGCATCTCCAACGATGATGTCGGAGTGTCGCGCAAGGAGTTCCATGACACCTCCGGGCGTGAGGATGACAACCCGATTAGGGCGGCCCCCCCTCCGGGTAATCTCGTCACGTGGTACCCCGTACCGCCAGCCTCGGAAGGTTTCGACGCAAAGGAGGTCACCCCGTACTTCCCATTCAGCAAAGCTTTGATCTTTGAGGAAGTAGTAGGAAGATAGGTCCTCTCCCACACGCTTAGGTCGGGTCGTGGCAGTTCGTACTGCATGGTATCCCTCATTCTCAACCAGCTCCTTCTGGAATGTAGACTTACCTGAACAACTTGGACCGAGAAGTACGACTAGCATATCAATCCGCCGAAATCGTGTAGAGGATGACTGTGATTGCGCAAAGAAGGAATCCGATCGCCGTCATGACAAGCTTGGCCATGAATGAGATGGGTGTAAGCCATACGAGCCATGTTGCAAAGGCGACTGCTCCGAAGACGATCAGGAAGATGAGGCTGATGAGGATGTAGTAGATCGGTGATTCCTCGAACATGTGTGCTCCTTTCTCGAGGAAAGCCTATACCCCAAGTCGGGGTATAGTGCTGAATTACCAGCGGTTGATCTTACGATCACGGCGCGCGATGAAGCGCTGCTGAACACCAACAACGTGCTTCATCCGGGAGTTCGCACCCCTGCCAATAAAGCAGGAGGCGAGAACAATTCCGAGGATGAAAACAGCGCTCTTGATGACAGAAACGATGATGCGGGTCATGAGTGGTCCTTTCAAACGGAGGGGTTTCAATATAGGACCGGTTTTTCTCGCGGACTATTTCATCTTCTTTCGAATCTCTCGAAGCTCGAGCCAGATTAGCATGAGTAGGCCATAGATACCAAGCCACTGTCCGAATTCCATGTTCGCTCCTTAGAAAAGCCTATATCCCAAGTCGGGATATAGGATGAGGTCTCAGTCGGTCTCTTCAGAGGCTTCGATCTCGTCGATCTCATCGAGGTCATCGTGCTCAAGCTCTTCGGGCTCGTCCGTGTCCGGAACCGAGCGGAACGCCATGAGGGTGAGAGCGGTACCGGCTGCGAATACAGCGGCGCCAGCAATCAACTTCTTGGAGTTGCGCTTGATAGCGGGCAGGACAGCGTCCTTGTTGAACTTGAACTCGACAATCTTCTCGTTGGTCTCAACGGTGGTGTCGGTGGTCTCAGTCATGAGGGTTTCCTTTCAAATCAGAGGGGTCTCATATAAGGCATGGTTTTTCTCGCGGAAAGCCTATATCCCAAGTCGGGATATAGGGCGGGATCAGCGGATGTTGGCGAGAGCCTGTTCCACCATCGAGTCCCATTCCTCATCAGTCATCAGCTCAGCGCGCAACTTCGCGTTCTCGTTCTCGAGCGTCCGCACGCGAGCCTTGAGGTTAAAGGTGGCGTACTTCTGCTCTTCATGAGCAACGGCGAAGAAGATGCTGAGGATGGTGACGAGGCAGAGGGCGATGTAGAGCATAGTCTTTCCTTTCGTAGGATCTTCAATATAGGACTGGTTTATCTTGCGAAAAAAAGATAAGCCTAGATCCCATGGCGGGATCTTTGGCTGGAAGGTGGTAGGATCAGAAGTTCCAGGTCTTCTTCTTGCCAACCATCTCGGCGGCAATCAGCACGAGGCCGATGACGACGAAGGGGGCGATGACAAGAGCGAGGAGGGTGGTCATTGTGGTTCCTTTCTAAGGGTCTTCAATATACAGTGTGTTATTTCTGCGACTCCTGTGACTGATGTGACTAAGCAAAAAAAAAGATAAGCCTAGATCCCATGGCGGGATCTAGCACTGTGTCAGAGGTAGTAGTGGTCGTACTGCTCAGAGCTCAGTCCAGTAGCAGCAAGCTCCTCGGCGTAGTCGAGGGCGGCCTGTGCAGCGGCGGGAGAGAGGTTCATGAGAGTGTCCTTTCTATGACGGGTTTCAATATAGAACCCGTTTTTTACGCGAAAAAAAAGATAAGCCCAGCCCCCCATGCGTATAGCACAGGGGGCCAGGCGAATCTCAGAAGGGTTTAACCTTCATGATCAAACCGAACGCCTTCGAGCTGACGACTGCAAGTCGCTCGTACTGGAGGACGGCTACGATACCGGCCAGAGAGGTGGCTGCACCGAGAATTGCGTCTTTGCTGAGCTTCTTGCTCTCGCCAAGGGCTTTGGCTTTTGCAAGAGTCTCGACATTTCGAGCAATTGTGGTGTAGTCCTCACTAGAGGGATCGTGAAGCTCAGCCTCCTTCAGAGCAGCTTCAATTGTCTGCTGAATGGGGTCAGGGTTCTTCATGGATGGGCTCCTTTCTAGGGGTTCATTATACAGCAGGTTTTTCTCGCTTAGACCTGCTTGACGTCCAGCGTCACCTTCCCGTTACGGAGCATCTCAGCGACGCCCTGGTCGAAGGTGGCGTGGATTCCCTGGTCCTCCGAGACGTGGAGGGCGCCAGAGGGCTGGGTACCCTGGTACTTGGTGGAGCTCACGCCGAGAAGCACACCCAGGAAGGTGTCGATTGCGGCGATCGTACCAGCAACCTCAGTCGGGTGAGGCAGGTGCCACAGAGCCGCCAGCGTGAGGTAGAGCGCAGAGGTAGCCGGAAGGGCAACCAGCGCAACCCACTTGAGGACGTCATAGGACTTGTTGTTCAACTTGCTCTCCTGAAGGTGCTTAGCCATTGGTTTTCCTCTTTGCCGGGGGTCTAGGGGTGGGGACTACGGGAAGATTCTTGACCTCATTCACTATCTTCTCAGCAAGCCCGTTCCCCCCGAACTCGGAATAGGGCTCTACGAGATACTTCATGAAGTCCTCATACTCGTCGAGGGTGAGAAATCCTCGATGAAGATATGTCTTCCCGACATATACAATCCGGTCATGGGCCATTCCGAGCAGAAGCCTTGACGTGGCGGACTTCCGCTCGCTGCGCTTCATGATCCAAGCCCACATCCCGGAAGATCCCAGAACCGACAGAAATATCGCGAGGATGATGTCGGTCAGGGGGTTGAATCCGAAGTGCTGCATGTTAACCGATCGCTAGATAGGGACGAACCCCGAAGGAGTAGTTCAGCGGGGCGTGGGAGAACTGACCCGTGGACTTCATGTAGACTGCGGTCTGAGCCGAGGCACGCTCACGAAGCCAGTACTCCTCCTCGATATTAACAAGGGCGGGGTTGAGCCGGAAGGCAGGGAACTGGTTGTGGTGAATACCCCGTGAAAGTGAGTCGTCGAAGATCGACGTACCCCAGAGCATGGCCTCGTCCATGATGTTGATGTGCGGGTTGTACCAGCGCCAATCCTTGACTGCGCCGTTCCCGTCGTACCCTGTAGCCACTCGAGTCCAGACACCAACCATGTTGGACCTGTTAAACAGAGACTCAGCCATTCGGCTAGCCTTAGTCATAGTGGACTGGTTCAGAGTCGAGTCCACATACGAGCGCTGGTCCGGAATCGTAGTAGACCATGCGTCTCGGAAGAGCGATGCGTCCGGGACGACCACAATATGGTTCTGTCGGAACGGGGGCTCACCGATATTGATGAAGTAGTTGAATGCCACAATACGCCAGGTGATACCCGAGTAGGTCCAGTAGTCCCCGAGGTACATCCCCGAGAAGGATCCACTTCGAATCGCCTGGAGATATGGAGTGACGTTGCTTCCCAGCGAGGCGCCTCGATAGATGGAGTTGTGGACGCCCACGTTCGAGTCATTCAGCATCACATAGATAGATCCAGAGTTGCTGAACTTCTCGTTGATCTTGGTGATATTGAGCTCGGTACCGGCGATACGACCCTCAACAGCCTGGAGTCGCTCATTCTGATTCCGGTCACTCACCTTGAGATTGGCGACGTCGGTAGAGGTGTTTCCACCAGCGTTAGCCAGGGCGTCTCGGACGGACTCGAACCAGGTGTTGAACTCCCCCTGCAACTTGGCCTGGAGAGCATCCAGGTTGATATTCTGCAGAGGACCGCTCACGTAAGGAGTCCGAGCACTACCCACGAGGCTGATGATGTTCTCGGCTGTGATCTGTCGAGAGTTCTTGATGATCTTGATTTGCGCCAGAGCGAACGTCTGTCGATCACCATTGTCATCCACGGAGGGGACAGTGGGTGTGACCGCAGGAGTTCCCTGGACAACCTTGATCTTCGCACCACGGATAGCCTTGGATCGGTCAACCTCAACACACACGAGGTCGATACGGTCCAGAGTTGCGTGAGAGCCAGTCAGAGTAACTGTCTCATCACCCGAGTTCTCAACCCATCGGTTGTTCAGCCACGCCTTGCCGGAGCCGACATAGACAGACATGCCGTTGTTGGTGGGTCGAACACGGAACTTGTCACCCACATTCGGAAATACCCCCGGAGCAATAATTCCGTCGAACAGTGAGCCGAACTGGTCAGCGTCATATGTCCGGTCGCCATTCACGGAGTTGTAGAAACCACTAGTAATGGCCATATGCTAATCCCTTTCTCGAGGAACGATGACCTCACCAGGGCCACCGCGAGTGAAGTCGATACGGAAGCCGTCACCATTCCACTTGGTGCGAGACGACATGGAGATTGAAGGAACTTGAGAGAACCCGTCAGCCGACCAGGACTCAGTCATCTCGGTGAGCTGGCACTCGATTGGGACTGGGTTGCTTCCGGACGGGACGTAGTAGAAAATATCGCCTACGTCGAAGCCATCACGATATTGGACGTTCGAGAAGTTGTTGATCTTACCAGAGATCATCTTGAGTGGGGTATACTTCGGGAACATGGCGTCCAGAACCCAGAAGGGATACCACACCTCAGTCAGAGAGGAGATGTGCTTCTTCTGAAGCGGCGTAAGTGCCTTCCAGTCCTTGACAGAATATGGCTTGTGGACCTGGGTGTTGTCCCACAAGACCTCTCGCCGAGTGATTGGATTCTCCGAACGAAGTGTATGCGCCCGGGTATGCGTAGTTCCATCCGCAACCCAGTCTAGGTCTACGTCACCAGTATCAAAGATCTCGTAGATCGTACTCTTCTTATCCACGATCGAATCAACCGACTCAAAGTCCGAGAAGTTATCGTTCTCCTGTGCGAGAGTGATCGTGTTGATCAGTCGAGGAGCAGTGATATAACAGTGGATGCCGCCATTCTCAAGCTTGATCTTATAAAAGAGCGAGTACCCGTTTGGCTTGCATGCGGAGATGACATTCTTGAACATGTCCGCAATTGGCGCCCGGTCATAGATGATCCACTTACCATCCTGGATCTTCTGTCCAGTGTCGTTGACGTAGGCCATCTGAGACACACGGGTATTCCTGTGGAAGTTGAAGTTGTTAATCCTTCGCTCAGGCTTTGCATCCTTACCGAGGTTGCTGTGCGCAACATCCTCAGCCATAGCCTGTGCATTGAACTGGCCATTAGCATCCGGTTCAATCCATCGCCGATGCGGAAGGATTCGCCACTCCATCATCGACTCGAGAGAGCGCCCGGTATACTTGTGGAGGTAGACGCCGTCATCCTCCTGCTTCACCGTGGCGGTCTCGATAACCATAACGGTATCCGTGTCGTCTCGGATAAATAGGTTCCCGAGACTATACTCATACCCCGGCTGATCCGAGTAGAGCTGGAGCTCGAACTGACCATAGTCGTAGGCCCGCTCAGTCCAGTTGAGCGAGTAGAAGTTATTCGGAACCTCGATAAGAGTTTCATAATTATGGAGGAACGCGAAGAACAGCTGCATCAAATCCCCCTGTAGAGAGTGTCGTATTCCATGGAGACGCTAACGTCGTCAACGCCCCCAGCATACTGCAGGGCGATCGTGTTAATACCTGGGTGCATCTGAATCCAGGTACTTCCCGGAGCCAGAACACCCGTGATGAAGGATTTCCTGCCACGAGCCTGGTGGGTGATAGACTTCTTACCCGGTCGAGTATCGATGACAATACTCTCGTCAGCGTAGAAGTTTCCAGCTCGAGAGATAGACATAGTCTCGTTGTAGGTAACATTCGAGACGATGAGGTTACTCACAGTGCCCGAGAACTCGACAGTAATAGTCGCACCAGCCGGGTAGTCACCAAGGTACCGGATGTCCTTACCAGAAGAGTTAGTCATATCTCCGAACTTGAGCTTGTGGTTAGGCTCGGAGAAGAACGGGAACTCGAAGGAAGGCGTGTTGTCGTTGAAGCCCACGACCTTCTGGATCTGAGTAGTAGAGGACTTCCAGTACGGGTCCAGCCCGAGAAGGGAGACCTGGATCTCCTGCCGCTCAGAGAAGATGTTCGGCTCCACGGACTCGACGATAAAGTCGGAGTGCACGTTAAGCCAGTCTGTGGTCACACCGAGAGTGATGGTCTCCCCGACTCCGAAGTAGGAGTAGCACTTGAGTCGGAGTTCCTGAATGTCGGTCCCCCAGGGGATCAGAGTCAGTACCACAGTACGAGTACCAACCCTGACCCCCTTGAGGAACGCTCCGTCCAGCAAGGCATATCGGTCGGTGCTGATGTCTGCCTTTACTGGTCCCAGACCAGTAATCTCCTTGATCGCGACCCCCGACGAGTAGGGGTCTGTGATATCGATTGCAAGTCGATCCCCCGACTTGGTCGTGGACGAGATCTCTGAGATCATAATGTCAACTTGTCCTTTGCCATAGCAAGCTGAGTGTGGGTCTGGCGATAGATAGTCGCCGCATCCAGCGCCTCAGGCGAGTTGTTGGTCTGGTTGAAGGTGATGTTTGTAACACCATTTTGACTATTCTTGTCAGAATTGTCAACTGCGATCGGAGCAGGCGGACGCGCAGCATTAGCAGCCTGAGTCGTGACTCCGATGGCGGGAAGGAAGTTGTTGATTCCCTTAGCCTGCTTCTGCATCTCCGTGAGATCCAGGACCGGCTTGATTTCTGGCTTGAAGGACGGGTCGTCCTCGA